AACAACAAGTTCCGGCAATAAAGCTGCTGGAGGAACAGGACTAGCATCAAGCATAAGTGGCGCATCCGTTACATATAGCACTGGCGGAGTTGGCGGCAACAATGTTAGCGCAGCACAAGGAGCAGACGCATCTTCCAATACGGGTGATGGCGGTGGCGGCGAATGCAACGGCGGCGGTGGGACTAGAGGCGGCAATGGCGGTTCAGGTGTTGTTGTCATCAAAATTCCTGACACCTATACCGCAACCTTCTCCGGTGGCGTGACGCAGACTTCTACTACCAGTGGTGGGTTCAAGATTTATACTGTGACTGCAACATCAACAACTAGCGAAACCGTATCGTTTGCTTAAAGGATAATCATGGCGCATTTTGCAAAACTTGATGAAAACAATATCGTGGTGTTTGTCACTGCCGGTAGGGATGAGGACAACGGCAAAGAGGACGAACTGACGGCGCGTACTGGCGATGTCTACAAGCAAACCTCGTACAACACCCACGGCGGTGTTCATGCTCTCGGCGGTACGCCATTCCGCAAGAATTACGCGGGCATCGGCTATACCTACGACGCAGGGCGGGATGCTTTCATTCCTCCGCAACCGTTTCCGTCTTGGATGCTGAAAGAAGATAGCTGTTTGTGGGGTGCGCCTGTGCCTATGCCAACGGACGATAAGCAATATTCGTGGAACGAAGCCACTCAATCATGGGATCAGGTATGAAACTCATCAAGCTGACGAATGCAACCAAAGGTCGTATTGGTGAGAATCTGATTATAAATACCGAAATGATTATGTCTTTCTTTGAGAACACTCAGGAAGATGGTACAAAAGTTTCCGTAGCCTTTGGCATGAACGGCAACTCGTGGGAAGTCAAAGAAACTATTGACGAAATTATGAGCGCGATTGATGGTTAACTTGCAATGGCAGATTCTTAGTGTCGAGGAAACCGACAGCGTTATTACTAGCGCCCATTACCGGGTGACGGCTAGGGGCTATGAGCAGGTGGTACAAAGCGAAGGACACTGGAAGTTTCCCGATCCGGTGGCAATTCTTCCCTATGAAAAAGTGCGGCAAACAGATATCATTTCGTGGATCGAACAAGGCTCAAAAGGCGCAATCAGCAGCAACCTAGAAAGCCAGCTTTTAGCGCTGAACAAGGAAAAACCTGTGCTGCCGTGGCTAAAGACTGCTTTCACGCCGTTTAAGGACTGAAAATGGCTCAACCGATTGACATTATTAGCCGCGCTTTGAAAGACATAGGTGCGCTAGAAGCGGGCGAAACGCCGACAGCGGATGCCGCGCAGGACGCATTCGATATGCTCAACGACCTAGTAGATCAATGGTCGAATGAGCAGATGATGGTTTTTTACAAGACCGAGATCATCTTTCCTGTAGTGCAGAATCAAATTCAATACACCATTGGGCCGGGTGGTCAGATTGGCGCAACGTTCATTGGCTCAATCTCAGGGACTACTCTGACGATCACATCTATATCTGCCGGTGCGGTGGCTATTGGACAGACTCTGAGTGGTACAGGGGTTACGGCGGGAACAACCATCACAGGCTTTAATTCGGGCGCAGGCGGCAACATCAACGAGGCTGGTACGTATACAGTCAATGTCTCGCAGACTGTCTCCAGCACCACGCTATCGGCTTACTATCAGCGCCCTCTAGCGATCAATTCTGCTTTCGTCCGTGTCACTACCACTAGCAACGGTGTGCCCATTTATAACGGTGGACTTGACTATCCTGTGGGCGTTTTGAACGTCGAAGAATACGAACAAATTGGACTGAAAAGCCTCAACGGGCCGTGGCCTAAAGCGCTTTACTATATGCCCGGTGAGCAACTAGGCACGATCTACGTATGGCCTAACCCTGCACAGGGCGAAATGCACCTGTTTGCGGATACGGTGTTTGCCCGCTATCAGACGATGTACGACTCTATCGCGTTGCCGCAAGGCTACAGCATGGCGCTTCGTTGGTGTTTAGCAGAGCGTCTTATGCCAATGTACGGCAAAGCCTCAACGACTCAAATCACGATGATTAACGCTTATGCCGCGCAAGGCAAAGCAACGATCAAACGCACAAATATGCGACCGACCCAAGCTGCTAGATACCCCGATTCCCTCCTAGTTGGCAAGATGAAGGATGCGGGCTGGATTCTTAGCGGCGGGTTTATGAGGTAAGAAATGCCGGATTTCGGATTTGTAGGGGCTAGTTACGAAGCGCCTAGCATCTATCAGGATGCACAGGAGTGCATTAACTGGTATCCCGAAGTAGACCCAACTAAACAGCCGGGTGAGCGCGGTGTAGTCGCTCTATACCCTACGCCGGGGCTAGTCTCGCAGATTGTGCTGCGAAACCAGCAAGAAGTTAGGGGTATGCGTACCCTGTCAGGCGGCTCAATCCTGTTGGCGGTGTGCGGCCCTTATGTCTACTCGATGGATTCGACTTACGTCCCGACCATTATCGGGCAGCTTAATTCGTCCTCCGGTCGTGTCGGCATTACTGACAACGGGCTGAATGCGTACATCGTCGATGGAACATATCGCTACACGTGGAGAATTTCAACGCCACTAGGCGCACAGTTTGTAGGTTCAGTCTCAGGAACGACCTTAACCGTCACCCTGATGAACAGCGGCACGATTACGACGGGTCAGCAACTGTTCGGGGTAGGTGTAACTGCGGAAACAGTAATTACAGCGCTAGGCACAGGTTCGGGCGGGGTGGGTACGTACACCATCAACATCTCGCAGACTGTCTCATCCAGCACTATGAACTCGGCGGCTGTGGCCTCTGTGATGACTGCCTCAATTGGAAGCGGTGTTCAGTCGTTTGCCGTCACTAATGGCGGGGCTAACTACATCAGCCCGATTATTACGTTTAATACGCCATCGGGTGGCGTTGCAGCAACGGGAACAGTAACGCAAGTGGCAGGCGTTGTCACTGCGGTGACAATCACCAACCCCGGCACTGGCTACACCACGACCGCAACGTTTACGATTGCCGACACGCTAGGCGGTACTGGTGCATCCGCGACCGGAACGGTCACAATGGCTAACTACTCTCTGAATGTGACAGCGACTTCGGGAACGTTGTATCCGGGTCAGACCATCCAAGGCGCAGGCATTACTGCTAACACCATCATTACCGCCCTTGGTACGGGTACGGGTGGAACGGGTACATATAGCGTCAGTCCTTCGCAAACGATCTCTAGCGAAACGATGTATGCGCTGAACTTCACGGTTCTGCCTGCAACGGATGGCGCATTCTCGGGCGCAACTTCGGTTGACGTAGTGGATAACTACATTGTTTACAACCGACCAAACACGCAGCAGTTTGGTTCTACGTCTGCACTATCGCCGTTTTCGCCAGCGTTATCTTTTGCAAGCAAAGACGGATCGCCTGACAACTTAGTGTCGATCATGGTCGATCACCGGGAAATTTATTTGCTTGGTGAAGTCTCTAGCGAGGTGTGGATTGATTCGGGAACTTTCCCATTCCCGTTTCAACGCATACCGGGAACGTCTACGCAACACGGCATCGCAGCAAAATTCTCTATTGCTAGGCTTGGCAATTCTTTTGCTTACATCTCGAAAAACAACCGAGGCGATGCAACGATTGTGCAAATGAACGGCTACATCCCGCAAAGGATTAGCACCCACGCTGTTGAGAATTCGCTAGAAGGTCAAGTCATCAGCGACGCTATTGCGTGGTCATATCAGCTAGAAGGACACGAAGTCTATGTAATTTCGTTTCCGACTTTGCAACTTACATGGGCTTACGATCTAACAACCGGATTATGGTTCAAGTGGTTGTATTGCACTAATGAGAACCAATACCAAAGACACCGCGGGAACTGCTCTGCATTCTTTCAAGGCTTTACGCTTGTCGGTGACTATGACAACGGCAAAATCTACGCATTGAAGAATGACATTTTTACTGATGACGGTCAGCAGGTGCGTCGCTTACGGCGATGCCCGCATCTAGTCTCAGACTTCCAGCGCCAGTTTTTTGACGAGTTGCAGATTCAATTCCAACCCGGTGTCGGTGCATCTACAGGTCAAGGCGACGATCCGCAAGCGATGCTGAGATGGTCTAACGACGGTGGTTCTACTTGGTCAAACGAACACTGGACGAGCATAGGTCAGATCGGCAAATACAAGAATCGTGCGATATGGCGGCGACTTGGTACTGCGCGAGATCGTATCTATGAAGTCGTGGTAACCGATCCCGTCAAATGCGTGATTGTGTCGGCAAACCTTAAAGCGTCATCAGGGGACAGCTAATGCTTCCAACCTCACAAACACAGCCTTACCCGCAGTCGGAATTCCTCGATAAAACGACGAATCGCCCGACACGGACATGGCAACAATTCTTTATCAACCTGCTGAACTTTTCTAGTTCGACAAGCGCAACAGCGGGTAACTACGTATTGCCTAGCAAGCCTGCGGGCTTTATGAACGTCACGGTTAACGGTCAGCAGTTCAAAGTGCCGTACTACAACCAATGAACCTAATCATTAGCGAAACGCCGAGCCGTGAGCAGATAGACCGTCTGCAAGCAGAGATGGTCAAGATGCCTCAAATTGAGGTGAAAACGGATCATTACTTTGCGGGCGGGATGTATTGCCGTCGAGTAATTCAACCGGCTGGCACGACGATTGTTGGCAAGATACATAAGAAGGCGCATATCTTTCTGTGTGCTGCTGGAGAGATCATTGCTTGGTCAGAAAAAGGCATGATGAATTTGAAAGCTGGCGATGTATTGGAATCGCAACCCGGAACAAAACGGGTAGGTTATGCGGTTCAAGATTCTGTAGTCATTACAATTCATCAAACCGATAAGACCGATTTGGATGAAATTGAAGCCGAGATTATTGAGCCGGATGTAATGGCGTTGTATGACGCACGAAATCAGATTAAACAAGGACTAATATCATGACATGGGTAACTGCTGCTGTTGTTGGTGGTAGCGCTGCGTTAAACGCCTACACAGGATCAAAGCAAGCTGATGCAGCTAAACAAGCAGCACAACAGCAAGCAGATGCTGCTGCTAATGCTCAACGCATTCAGCAAGAACAGTTCAACCTCATCAATGAGCAACAACGCCCGCAACGCGAACTAGGCTATCAGGGTGTCAATCAAATTTCGTCAATGATGCCGTATCTGACGAAACAGTTTGGTGCTCAAGATTTGCAACAAGGATTAGCACCTAACTATGACTTCATGCTTAGTCAAGGTCAGGGCATCAATGCGGCAAAGGCAAATCAAGCCGGTGGGATGATTGGCGGCAATGCTTTGCAAGGTCTTAACCAGTTCACGCAAGACTATGCAGGAAATGCCTATCAGAATGCGTTTACCAACTTTCAGAATCAACAGACAAACATTTACAACCGTCTTGCTGGCATTGCAGGGATTGGACAGGCTGGACAAAATCAAGTTAATACCGCAGCAGGCAATTTAGGCAATAACTTGTCTAGCCTTGCAGTAGGTGGCGCAGCAGCACAAGGCGCAGGTCAAATCGGCGCTGCCAATGCTTACAGTAATGCGGGCAGCAACATCGCCAATAACGCTACGTTAGCGTCGCTAATGTATAAACCTGCGGTTACGCCGCAAGGACAAACCTATACAAATCAAAGTGCTATCGGTAGCGCTGGTGGAGTTTCTGCGCTTCCTAGCGATTGGAGCAATGAGGGCAGAGGCTTGCAACTGAAATCAGCTTAAGGATTTATCATGGCAGACTTTGGATTTAACACAAACATACCGCTAGGCGTACAGCCGCCGAAGAACAATCTTGCTGACATGGTTAACACCGCAGCAGGACTGCAAAGCTATCAGCAGGCGCGGGAATTGAACCCAATTCAACTTGAAGCTGCACGTTTGCAACTTCAGCAAACGCAGCAGATGAATCCTTTGGAGTTAGAGGCAAAGAATTTAGCTGTTTCAAAAGCAAGGCAAACGCTGCCGTTTGAAGTCAAAGCAAGTGAGGCAACTTCAAGCACCGCACAATCGCAAGCTAATTCCGCGCAATTAAAATTGATGCACGAACATCAAGGAAATTTTGCTCGTGAATCGTTGAAGTTATTAAATCGTCCTCAATTAAATGCGGAAGATATAGATGATTTTTTGGTTAAAACCATTAGAAATGCAGGCGGGAACGATCAAGTTATTGCACAGGCACGATCTGAAGTGCCAAAAACAGGAACGACGGCAGACCTAAAAGCATGGTTAGCAAGGCATTCACTTAATGCGTTAACTGCTGAAGCGCAAATAGAAAAAACGTTCCCATCGGCAGCTATGCAAAATCTTGGCGCAACGTCTGTGCCTATGACAATGGGAAGTCCGTTTCTTGCTGTCACGCCGCCGGGTACACCAGCAGGCCCAGCAAGCATAATGACTGTGCCGCCGGGAAGTCAAGAACAATTAACTGGTGGTGTTAATCCAATTACAAACTTGCCTCAAGCGATTGAAAGAACGCCAACCGGACAAATTAGAGGGTTTCGTGATGTTTCGCCTATGCAAAACACTTCAACTGGGTCAATTACTCCAACCGTTCCGCAAAGTGAATCGGTTGAAACGGGGAAAGTGTATCAAGGCGAAATTATTGCGGCAAGGGCGGCAGCGACACCTGCAAAAGTTGCATTAAACAACATTGACACAGTTTTAAAGTATTTGCCATTAGCTGCAACAGGTAAGTTTTCAGAAGCACAACAAGGCATTCAATCGGTGTTAGGTTCAGTGTCGGGAAACAACGCAGCAGAACTAGCGGCATCTGCTAGAGACATTATCAGTAAAACTATTGAAGATTTGGCATTGAACAAAAATGCCGCGCTTGGTGGAAAATTTGCGTCTGATCTTGCGGCGGTACAAAAATCAATCGCTAGTGCAGAACGAAACCCGACAGCTATTAGATCGTCAATGGAACAACTGCGCCCGTTGTTGCAGCACGCATACAACTATTCGCAAGGATTGGATAAAGCAGTTTCAAGGAATCCAACCGCGCAATATGTTAAGCCGCAATTTGATGCTGCAATGAATGAAGCGTTTGATATGAAAGCATTGATGATGCTAAACGCTTATCAAAGCGGCAGCACAGATGGTTTAAAAAAATGGACGGCAGCAAACAAAGTAACCGTTCCCGAACAGCAAAAATTGTTTGGTCAGCTAGAGCGCTATAAAGCATTGGTTGATGGCGACTTGGGAAGATACAACACCCTTGCAGGAGCGCGTTAATCATGGCTGAAGAATTTGACATCTCCGGTCTAGGAAAAGCGCTAGGTGTTAAAACTGCCGGAAAAAATGAGATTGAACGACACGTTGTTGCTACTGATGCAGAAGCTGAAGCATTAGCTAAAAAGCTGGCAGCAGAGAAAAGAAATTTTACTGTTAGCGTACAGCCGCCACAGGGTGACTTAAACCTTGAGGGGCTTAGAGGTGCGTTAGGTGTCAATCCTGCTGCTGTGACCGCTGCGCCTGTTGCTGAAACAACTGCTGCACCTGCTGCCGCGCCTGCTAGAGCGCAGTTTGCTCCTGTCTCATCGTTTGTTGCACCTAGTCCATCCAATCAAGCAATCGCATCGACGATTGAATCCATACCGGGCGTGCGTGAAATTGGCGCTGCCGGTTTAGCTGCCGGTGCTACCATCTCAAAAAGCATGAGTGGCATTCAGCAGCTAGTGGGACGATATTTCCCCGGACTGTCTGAAGAACGGCGCAATGCTATAGCGCAGAACGCAGCGCAAAACATAGCTAGAGCCGAAGCAGCAGTAAAGCCAGCAGAGGAGCAATATCCTGTTGCGACAACTATTGGCGAGGTTGGCGGTTTCTTGGCAAACCCTGCAAACAAGTTAGTGCCGGGATTTGGCCCTGCAACGGGAGTAATTGGGGCGGGTACAAAAGCGGCAGCGCAAGGTGCTATTGCAAACCCGTTGACTACACCAGCAACTAGCGAAACTGTACCTTTTGAGACTGAGAAGCTGAATCAAGCGCTTACAGGCGCGGCTGGCGGTGCGTTGCTTGGGCCTGCTTTGCACGTTGCTGCCAATACGTTAGGTCGAGGCATTGATGCCGTTAGACAGCGTTTTGGCAACATGATCCCTAACGAAAGACTCCAAGATAACGCCATTCAAGTCATTCAATCTGCGGGCATTGATCCTAGCAAAGTCTCTCCAGTTTTTTTTAATGGATTAGTAGACCAAGCCAAAAATGCCCTCAAAACTGGCGATGTGCAAGGATTTAAAAACTTTGCTGTTCGATACTCAGAAGCATCAAATCTGCCTGTGCCTGTGCCTATGCTTCGTGGTCAGGTAACACGTGACCCAATGCAATATGCTGTTGAGCAAAACCTAAGAGGTTTGCAAGGTGTTGGCGAGCCAATTCAAGAAGTAATGACAAAAGCTAACACAGCATTATTTGAAAACTTTGACAAACTTGGCGCAAAAAAAGGTCAAGACATAATAGAAAGTGGTAATTTTTTACGTTCAGCATTAAAAGAAGTTAATGAAGTTGAAGCACAAAAAGTACGTGATGCTTATGCTGCTTATAAAAATTCAACAGGCAAAGATATTCCAATATCACTTCAAGGTTTGTCACAAGATTATGCACGAATAGTGCATGATTTTGGACGCAGCATGATACCCGAAGGTGTAAGAAACAACATGGAGTCTTTAGGATTGTTGCGAGGAAAACAAAACAAACTTGTTACCATTGACGATGCTGAAGCATTAATAAAAAATATTAACTCAATTCGTGATCCAAGCAAGCAAGAAAAAAGTACGTTAACTGCGCTTAGTGACCTTCATCGTTCAATACAAAACGCAATTAATGAAGCAGGCGCAAACTTGCCCGGTCAAGCTGGCGCTGCGGCAAAAGAAGCAAGGGCAGCAGCAAGCAAAAGGTTTACAACCATTGAAAGCATCCCAGCTTTAAAAGATGCGTTAGATGGCAAAGAACCGGATAAATTTATTAGAAAACATATTTTGACTGGTAATGTTGATGAAATTTCTAGAATGCAAAAGTATTTGCAAGAACATAATCCTAAAGCATTACAACAATTACAATACGATGTAATAAGTCATATCAAACAAAAAGTAATGGGAAACAAAAGTGAAGGTAACGCATTATTTAAAAATGAAACAATGAGGGATTTTGTTGGCGATAAAACTGAATCATTGGCAAGGCTCAAACGATTTTTGTCACCAGAACAATTAAGTACGTTGCGACAAATGAATCGTGTTGCAGAAAATATATATGTTGAGCCAATAGCAAGCGCAATAAACAGATCAAACACAACGGTTCAAGCTGCCAATTTAGTTAATAGTGTTGTGAACTCAGGCGCAATAAATGATGTTGTTTCGATGATTGCTACTGCAAAACTGCCATACATTGCGCCGTTAGGTCAAAAATTGCTAGGCGCAAATCAATCTGTTAGAGGCGCAGAATTGGTTAAACAAGCTATCGAACCAACAGCAAGGCCGAGAACTGAGATCAGAACTCTTATCAAGCCGGGAGTTGCGGGCGCTGGTGCAATCACTGCGGCAACGCGACAAAGTAACATCCAAAACGAACAGCAAAACCAATAAGGACTAACTATGTCAGTCAACCTATCCCCTATCGGCAACGGGTTTCAGTTCCTCACTAACGCAGGAACGCCCCTATCCGGTGGCTTGATTTACACCTATCAAGCAGGTTCTAGCACGCCTCTAGCGACGTATACCGACAACAGCGGCAACGTGGCAAACGCGAACCCTATCGTTCTCGGTAGCGATGGTCGCCCTGCAAATGAAATATGGCTTACCTATGGTTACAACTACAAGTTTGTGCTGAAGGATTCGACGGGTTCGTTGATTCAGACTTACGACAACTTGTACGGAATTCTAGGCACGATTCCATCCTCTACGCCTAGCCTTCCTTCGGGCGTGATTGTGTTGTGGTCGGGTGCGACTGGATCAATCCCTACTGGTTACTATCTGTGCGATGGTTCTAACGGTACTCCCGACCTTCGCAATCGGTTCATTGTTGGCGCAGGCTCTACCTATGCGGTTGCAGCTACTGGTGGTTCTGCTGATGCTGTCGTGGTAAGCCATACCCACACGGCAACTGCAACGGATTCCGGGCATACGCACACTTACACTGCCAACAACGGCAATATTAACGCTGCTGGTTCGCCCGGTGTGCAGTCAGGCAATGCGTCTACCTACACAACAGCAACCGGCTATGCAAACGTATCAGTAACCAACGCATCAACGGGTGTTAGCGGAACGAACGCTAACCTGCCTCCCTACTACGCCCTCGCGTACATTATGAAGTCGTAGTCATGGAAGATATGGATACTCGATTGTCTGTGCATGAAGCAGTTTGTGCGGAGCGTTGGAAAGAAACCATCCTCCGCATCAAGCGGATCGAAACTATCGGCATTGCCTGTGCTGGTTCAATTATTCTTTTGTTGCTGCATTTGGTGACTAAAGCATGAATTGGCAAGACGTACTCAAAGCCATCATACCCATTGTGGTAGCGGCGCTGGCTTGGCTACTTGGACAAGTCTCGGAGTTTTCTACGCGACTGACTAAGATTGAAGGCTCTATGCCTGCTTTGATTACGCCATCCGGTACGCCTACGGACAGCCCATTGTCTGCTGAAGCGCGGCATAGGCTGAAAGAAGAGATTTACAAAGACATTCACGATTTGCAAGTTCGCGTTAAGTTAATGGAAGAAAGAGCGAGGATTTATGCAAAATGATCGATCCCATTACTATTGGAGCAGCATTTGCACTAGCTAAGACTAGCGTTGGCTTCGTCAAGGAAGCGATCAACCTTGGGCATGAGATCAAAGATTGTTACGACGATCTCAGCAAGTTTTTCAAGGCTCAAGGGCAGATTGAGAAAGCTGCTAAAGAGGTTGAGGTACTAAAGACTCAGCCTAAGTCAGACGATCCAAAGCAAGCAGCAGCGCAAGAAAGCGTCTTGTCGCAGGCATTTACGATTGTGATGCAACGCAAGCAAATGCGCGAGTTTGAACGTGAACTGCGCGATATGTTTGCACTCAAGGGCGAGATGGATTTGTACGCCGAACTGTGTGCCGAGCGCGATAGGATCAGCGGTGAGCAAGACGCAGAAAACCGAGAAGCAATCCGCAAGGCAAGGTTGGCTAAAGACAGAGCAGCAAGGAAGAAACAGGAACAGGAAGAACTGCTGATGACTGCGGGCATCTTCGTGTTTCTAGGCATCGGCGGCATCATTATCTTTGTCGCCATTTACTACAGGGGTTGATATGTTTCCACTAGGCGCGGTCTTAGACATAGGCAGCAAAATACTCGACAAGGTATTTCCTGATCCTGCACAGGCTGAAGCTGCCAAGCTAAAGCTGTTAGAGATGCAGCAAAACGGCGAACTAGCGCAACTAGCTGCTGCTACAGACATCGCAAAGCTGCAAATACAAACCAATCTTGAGGAAGCAAAATCGACAAACTGGTTTGTGGCTGGATGGCGACCGTTTGTTGGCTGGGTCTGTGCTGTAGCACTAGGTTATGTTGCAGTCCTTGAGCCGATCATTCGGTTTGCTGCAAAGGTTTGGGGCGGCTATAACGGTGAATTTCCCGTCATTGACACTAACCTAACAATGCAAGTATTGATGGGCTTGCTAGGTCTTGGTGCGATGCGTTCGGTTGAAAAAGTAAAAGGCGGTGAGGCAAGTCGATGAGAGAGAAAACCATCTGCTTCGTGACAATCCTTGTCAGCATCACGCTGTCGCTGGTAATGATCTCAATGGTGGGCGTGTTTCTAGTTGGTCTGTTCATGCCTAATAGCATCATCAATAACGACGATGTGTTCAAGATTATCGGCCCATCGTTTCAAACCATTGTGGGCGGCTTTATAGGCATCCTAGCCGCGGTCAAAGTCACGGAGCATATTGATAAATGAAAGCTAATTGGGAATCTGCATTCGCTCATGTCATTCAGTCTGAGGGCGGCTACGTCAACGATCCGCACGACAAAGGTGGCGAAACTAATCTAGGCGTGACGCGCATAGCATGGGGCGAGTATCTAGGCCGCGCAATCATGGATGGCGAGATGCACGCTCTGACGGTTGAGGCTGTAAAGCCGTTCTATAAGCGCCAATACTGGGATCGCTGCCGGTGTGATGATTTGCCCGCAGGCGTGGACTATGCGGTGTTTGATTTCGCTGTGAATGCCGGAACAGGCATGGCTGCTAAGTTTCTACAGCGTGCGGTAGACACAAAGGATGATGGCGCTATCGGCGCGGGTACGTTAGCTGCAACGTCTAACCATCAACCTAGCCAAGTCCTAGAGCGATTCTCGGATCAAAAAGAGGCTTTCTATCAGGGCATAGTATCCCGGCATCCCGAACAATCTAAGTTTCTAAAGGGTTGGTTAAGCCGGGTTGAGGCAGTCGAAAAAGCTGCTAACACTATGCTGGCGTGACTTTCTTACCAAAGGCAGCGGTTAGTTGCTGTTCGGTAGGTTCACGCTGTTGCGTTTTAGGGCACGACCTGATCTTGCACCACATGATCTTATCGTTTGGTCTAAAGGGTATGTCGCAGACCTTGCACCGTTCATAGTTTTCCATCATCGTCTTTCATCTGATAGATACAAAAAAGTTTCAGCGATGAGGCAGTCTTGACGATCTCATCCGCTAGATCGCACGCCTTTGCCCAATCTTTTGCCAGCAGCGCATAGTGAGCGCTTTGGCGTAAACGAGCAATTTCAATAAGACCTTCAGAGTAGTCAATCATAGTAATTTTCCTAGTAAAAGTCCGAGTAAGAATCCTGACAAAATGCCGGTCACCAAGCCTTGCTGAATGGCGCTTTTACGATGGCGCTTGACAAGCTGTTCAAGCGCGTCAGGCTGTAGCGTCTTGATGTATTCGCGGTCAAACATGACGCACCACCCAAAGAATAGCGCCGATCAAGGTGATGCAAAGACCAGCAAACAGAACAAACGCACAAACATCCTCTGCAAACGTTGTTTGTTTTGTTTTGGGATTGCAGACAAACATAAAGCCGCAAAAGCCGATTGCTGCCATTATCAAGCCACTAAAGAAGATCATGTTTTTTCCTATAGTTATCACGGCACAGGGTTCGGTGGCACTCTTTGCACCAAGACGAGAGCGTTTTGAATTTCGTCAAACTGTATTCTGTCGGTTGCTTGATCTCTTGGCATTTCGTGCATTGCGCTGGATGATCCTTCAGCCTCCATCGTCGTTGCTTCCTCATTTTCTAGTTCCTTTATTTTCTTGTAATTGATGCGCCACATCATGTGCTTGGTGCGAGTTTTGCCGTTGTATTGCAATCGCAAGCCCATTCGCAAAATTAAACCATCGCGCACCATGCCTGTCATATAGCGAGTGATATTCCCGGCATCGTCGTTGAGGATTATGGCGATGTTGGTGGCGGTCAGTTCCATATTTAGGCGCAGAACTTCCTGCATCCCTTCAATGATTTGACGGGCGCGGGGTTTCATTTCAGATGTGAGGTGAACTTAGGTATGCAGGTCACTTCCACGACTGATGGGATCATGTGCCCGTTAACCTTGCGGTTTGTAGTGATGACCATCGCCCTAGTGCCTGATCCTTCGCATTCATTGATAGCTGCAATGACCTGCATCCGCGACATGGGAGACACTTCCTTATCGACTAGCAGCAGTGACGTACCATCCGCTGCACAGCCTGTAAGCAGTAAGACAAGACAGAGAATTTTCATTTTGCCACCTGTATGAGTGTGTCGCCGTTTTTGCTTTTCTCACGATTGAAGATCACGGTTATGTCTGTGTGACTTGATTTCGTGGGGGTGAAGTGACCATCGAGAATGTAGAGGTTACGTTCTCGCAGGTAAGCAATGCACTTTTTCCTTGCTTCGTTGTACCTGCTTGGATCTTCGGGTTTCCAGTTATCGACTGGTATCAAGTCAGGCTGCAAAGCGTCGTAACTCATCATCCAATTGATTGCGTCGGCTAATCTCATTCTTCTTCCTCCGGTAAAAATCTGCGTCGTGCGGGATTTTTTGTCCAATAATCAAGATTAAAACGAAAGTTTCTGCGTTGCTCATCGGTAAGATGTTTAGTGATATTGTTTGTTGAATCTTTCCGCGTTGTTTTTATCAGTTCTTTTTTGAAGCGCAATCCTTCCATACCAATCAGTTCGACAAAATGTTCAGCGCGTTCCATTAGAAACATGATTGCGTCGATGGCTGTGTCTTGCGATACGAAAACTTTGTGTCTAGATGAATCTTTACGTTTGACCGGCTTGAGGCAAGCATCAATGACTGCAAGCGAAACAACATTTGCAATAAGTTGAGTGCAAGCGACCGTTTGGGCTTCTTCATCCATAGTGTGCCTTTGTAGGGTACTTGCCGCAGCTTTCCCCTTTTAGATCAGAAAGGGATGGAGTCATCCATATCAGACAAGTCGCCGGGAGCAGCTTTCTTAGGCTTGGGCTGATCTTTGTTTTTGTGCTGCATACTGCAAGACATGAACTTGCCTTTAGCGCCCTCTCTGATCCAAGCGCTAACCCAAACAGGCTCGCCGTTCATGTCCATCCCATCGCCGCGGTAGTCGGGGTGGTTGTCTGCTTCTTTTTTGGTGTTCTTAAACAACGTAAAGCTGCCGGGTTTAGGTACATAAGCCATTATTTTTTCTCCTTGATTTTGTCAATCATTTCGGTTACTTCAGTCAGGAACTGCGTTACTGCTGCTTCGATTTCCTCGATGCGTTTCTCATCGCGGTCGAACCTATGCACAAACAACTGCAAATCTTCAGGCAATCGCGGATCGTAAGATACAAAGTCGCACCATTGCCGACCTGTGCAGGCCATCTGCCAAAGCATCTGATTTTCGTACTGGCGAGGCTGTTTTTTGTCCACCAGCGTTTGCAGGTGCGTGGAAGTCTTGGGACACTTGATTTCCACCAGTCCATCGGTAGACACTAAGCCGTCGGGACTAGCTGCGCCCTGTTCAATCGTTGGATGTATGACTAGCCCCACTTCGTCAACCGTCCAAGCGCAAAACATTTCGTATTCAGCGCGGGCGAATTTTTCTTGCTCAGTCCCCCATTGCATAGCCGCATTTGTGAAACCGGACTCCTGCGGCTGACCTGTAAGAATCTCAGCCACGATCTGCGCCCGGTAGTCCCGATAGGCTGCGGTGGTCTTAGCCGCCATCACATCGTTGATCTTTGAGGCCGTAACCTTACCGGCGCGGGCTGCAAGCCACTCAGGACTGCCCTGCGGCATTGACAAAACTTTCATGCTTCCTCCAGTTCTGCCTTGCGGGAATTTTTGGCAGCGACGATTGCTGTCATGGCCTCGGTGTCGTTGACTTCCTTGGCGGCTTTGTAGGCGACCGTATAAGCCGTTTTTAGCGCGTCCTGTGTGGTAACTGCGGCGATAGTGTCTAAATGCGTGTTAATCGAATCTAAGCGTTTCTGAGTGGTATTCTTACCGCTTGCCGCATTGCCGTCATCATCCTCATTTTCCGGCGCAACACCAGCGGCAGCGGCAAGGCTATACCTGCGGGCATAAGTCAAAGCACTACCGTAACCTTGGGCATCAACCTTGCTGACCGGCAGGTTCAGCACGCCACAAGACAACCACTCACCGGATGCGTGCAGCAAAATCGTTTCGACCCGCACTTCGTCCCTGTCGGATGGCTCTATCCGCTGAATGTAGCTCAGTCCGCATTGACCAAACGCAGGACGAATGGCCTCAACCACCGAGGAAAGGTCAGCGTATTTGGATTTGAAGAACGGATTGGCGCTGTCCTTGATTGCGCCCTTGATGTTCATCTGTGCCATTGCTAACGCGGTTGCTAGGTTGGTGATGCTTTCTGATTTGTTCATGCTAGTGTCCCCGTAACGATAAGTATGAAAATTAGTGTGAAGCCGATTGCTACCGCGCGGTCGCCGTTCATATTCCGAGTCTCCTGTTTGCGCGTTCATAGTCTGTGTCGCCAACGTCTACCCACCGCTCCCACTCCTTGCTCTTCATCTCGCGGTCAGCGTCAAGTTCTTCTTGCGTAGCGGGGTGGCGAAAGTGGATGCCCTCCGGTTTGCACGTTCCCCAATCAAGCCTCTCGGTATTGCAAAAAATGTCGAGAAATTTTCCCGTCACAGCCGATACAACTACTTTGCGATGGCAGGTACTTGCTTCGGGGTTGTCGGGATTTAGACGGAATGATGAGCAGTCTTTGCAGAGATTCATGGTTGTTCCTTTAAGCAAGTATTTGGCAAGTGGCGATGCGCTTCTTCGCACCGATCTGCTGAGTTGCAAAATACTTGCCGTTGAATTCTTGGCGTTTTGCGCCAGTGCGTGACTGTTGATAGTTGGGTGTTTCACCGTCAATGAGCAGCACTTCTTTGACCTGCGCCATTGCATCCGATACTCGTTCAGCAGCAGCTACGATCTGCACGCTGCGCCATCCTGCGGGTGTTTTGACGCTAGATTGATATTTGATTTTGACGATCTCGTTAGTTGCAGTCATTTTGTTTCTCCTTTGTTGTTGTCAATTAGTGAGGGTTTGCGTTGCAATTGAATTAAATAGCTTCAATGGTGTTGCCGGATTCTGTCGGTTCCCATATTGCAACAATGATGCGATCACGCGTGTCGCTGTACACCACGATGGGGGCATCCAGTGCGATGTGATGCATATAAGACAGGTTCATTGTGTGTGGGCGGGTGTATATCACCGCGCCGGTGTACTGCTGACCGTGGTACACACCCTTAACGCGATCACCGACGTTGAATGGCTTTTGCTGGTTCATTTGTTTGCTCCTTTGTTGTTGTCAATTCGTTACCACAAGACGAACTTTACACACCTAATTGCACATTGTCAACACTTGTTGCAAAGGAAAATTGTAAAGTATTCTTAACTAAATCCACACAGCTTGACAACATAGATTTACATAGGTTACGCTTGTTTGCAAGTTAACTTACAGGAGCATGGTAATGGACGTTAAGCAAGCAGAACAGCACTTTGGAAGCCGTAGGAAGCTGGCAGAGGCGCTGGGCATCACCAGTCAGGCGATCAGCCAATGGGTCAAGCGCAAGCAGATTCCCGAGGGCATAGCGTACAAGCTAGAAGTCATTACCGGCGGCGCTCTGAAGGTCAATCCTGCGGACTACGTACCCATCGAGGAACTGGTCGCAGAGATCGTTCCACAGCAGTAGTTGACAAACAAAAAAAAGTCGTTTACTGTGTGTTTGTCCGAGAGAAAGATCGGGCGGCGTGTGGCAACGCTAAAGCGAAATGAAGAACCCTTTAGAAGGGGCTTCGGTTGTTTTTGGGTATGTTTCGCACCCAC